GGGAATATTTTAGAACGATTTGCCACAGGAAAATACGGTTCCTGTTACAGACCTGAAAACAGACAAGAATCAGTGGTTGATGATTTAAAATACTAACTTTAGATTTTTGTAGGTTTTAAGGAACGGTTAAGTTCTAAATCAGAAACTTGGAGTGATAGAAAAAAATATCTATTTCAGCAACGAATGAAGAAGCTAGGCCCTAAAAAAAAGAAAGAGTTTCTTCGAAGATATCCACACCGTTTATTAGAAAATATATGAAAAAGAACACCAAGAAATTAGATAAAAGTATTTGTACTAAATGTGGTGCTAAAATTGCAATACTAGCAAAGTGTACAATCTCTTCTTGTTACCAATGTTCAAAATGCCATGCTAGATATATTAAAGAAAAAGCATGGGAGATGTATGATCAAAAGAAATTTGAATGGATTAAAGTTTAATGTCTTTAACATCACTGTGAGAAAGTTTTCCATCTTCAATTAATTTCATTAAATCGTTAATAATCTTAAAATACATATACCGATCTATTAGTTTAAATTTAACATTAATTTCTTCAAATGACTTCTTGTCGTGTCTAGTTTTAACTGCATTATGTCTTAACTCAATTAATTCTTTTTTCTGTGTAGCAGCTCGTTTAATATCAGTTTCAATTTCCTTTAGTTTGTTTTCAAGTCGATTTTTAAATGGTTCACGAAACCTTTCTGGAACAGCCTGTAATGCAGCTTTTATAGTTTCATAATCAATAACATCTCGTTTTAATTCACCTAATTGTATGTCAAACACTCTTGCTAAACCATTAACTTGTTTTAATAATCCTTTAAAGTAATCATATGGATCATACGATATTTTTTCCATCTTTGGACCAATTATCCAGGCATCTTGATCTACAATATAAAGCCCATCTGAATAATAATCTTGCTTTGAATTTAACTGAATATAAAATTCTAATGGATGTTTATTGATAAAAATATCTTCTTTAGGCTCATAAGTCGTTAAAAAGTATTTTTTAACAGCAACAACAAGATCTTCTTTATTTGTATATTTCCCGCTAGTTTTAAGGACATCATTTAATACATCTTGTTTTGGAACAATATGAACATCAATATCACTTGTAGGTACAATTTGATTTGTACATATAGAACCAATAATTCTAATTTCATCAACAAGTTTATGAAGGTTAAAAAAGGGAAATTTAGCTATTAAATAATGAATTCGGTCTTTAACCTCTTGTTTTAACTTAGGATGCTGTTTATCTGTTAAATCCCAAACATCCTTCGATAATGTAAACATAGGAAAATCTACAAGACTTTCAGAAAGGAAATATATATATTTATTAAATTTCATGTATTTTAAATATTTACCATAATTAATAGAGATTACGAGTATATTTTTACAAATACATAATTTCCACAGTCCCAGATTCTATCCCATCCATTGGCTTGCATGTTAGTAATTTCGGTTTTGTTTGGGTCAAAAACTTCTAATTTATCTTTCAAGATATTTTTGCGGAAATTAAACCTATGATACCGTTTTATACCTCGAAAATACCAATAACTAGGTTTACTATATTTTACAAATGTAAACCCTAATTTTTTATATAAATTACCTTGGCTCCAGCGCCTATCGGCATAACTTATAATTTTCTTTGGTTTGTAGTTAATCTCAAAATGTTTTAAAAATTTACTAGCAATTCCAGGAAAATTAAAACTACTTATTGTACAATATCTTATTAATTCATAAGACCCAACTTCAGCATTTTGTCCTAATGCTTTTCTTAATTTACCAAAAGTCATAACTCCAATTAATCTGTTTTTATAGAATGCTCCTAAATGTATAGCACTTTTATCTTCTCCTTGAATATGATATTTATTAAGGAATTTATTCTTTAGTTTAACATTTATTGGTTTTATTTCACATTTTCTAGCACCAATAGAATAATTAACTAAACCTAGTATGTGCTTAATTCTTGACTTTACTATTTTTTCTTTAAATAACCATTCGTCTTCAAATATATGAATTAATTTAATATTTTTAGATTCACATAATATTGTTTTATTATACAAATTTAACTTATCTTTGTGCCGTTCAGAATGCCAATATATTCCATCATATTCTATAGCAACATTTTCACTTGGTAAAAATATATCGAGTTCTTTTATGCCATTTTTATATTTATGAAATTTATAATTTTCTTCTATCTTTTTTTGATATATAGTTTTTATATAGTCAACAACATTCTTCTCACCTTTTGATATATTTTTATCTCCAAAACAACCAGAACAAAATATATCTTGCCATTTACCATCCGATAGGTCTTTATTAATAATACTATGACATTTATTACATTTAAGACTTAATTTGGTTTTATTTAATCCATCATAATTTTCATTATTAATAATTTGAAATCCTTGTTTATTTATATATTGTTTTATTTCTTTAAAATGGTGTTCTATTCTAGCTTTTGGTGCATAATGTAAATTTCCACACTTAATATTACAAGCTTTTTGATATCCTTTTACAAATGATATATAAAATCTTTTATTTATATTACAAAATTCACAAATTGGGATTTTTTTTAAATCGTTGTGTATAATATAAAATCTTTGGCTCCAATTAAAACTTTTATAATTAATTGGTATAAGATTTTTTGTTAATTGTAAAATTGAAATTAATATATCTTTATGATCTTGTATATGTTTATAATTAATAAGTTGATGTTTTCTACCAAGATCAGTGTCATTTAATCTTTGTTTAATAAAATCTTTAATGATTAAAACATCTTTAGGTTTATAATTAAATTGTTTAATTTCATTAATAAATTTATCTAATATTTTTTTAAATTGTTTCTTTTTTGTACACGAACAAGAAGCCCATTTTAGTGTATTTTTTCTTATGCATAGATTATTATTACAAGTTTTATAATATCCATATTTAAACATTTTAAAATTTAATTTTTTATTACAATTAGGACATCTAGGATATTCTTTTATGTCGTGTAAAATACAATATATTCTTTCTGCCAGTAGGTTAGATTTGTTTAATTTTTTTACTATAAATTGACTATTTAAATTGATTTGCTTATATAAATTAGATTCTAAAAACCATTGCTTATCTAAAACCCTAGAGTTTAGCGTTCCTATTTTTGTTAATAAAATTTTCTTAATTTCTGTTTTAATAGTATTCACAATATCTCCTTAACTAACTATTAGTGTGTGATGTTTTAAATAATTATATCAAAAATTAAAGTAAAAGCAAGAATTTTTGACTTTTCTTGCTTTTATTTTTTTAACCACCAATTAATTCTTGGAAGTCTTGGTCGGTACGAGTTGCAATAAAGTTCACACGAATGAACTCAGCAGCCCTAACCGGTTTAAGATAAATATCTACTACAAGTTCATTATTATCAATGACTTGTGGAGTATTATTCCTTTCGTCACAAACGATTAGATAATCATATACACCTTCATTATTTTTAGCAACTTCAAATAATGGTTTTAATGTATTAATTACTCGTGTGCGTGTGAACACCGAATTGGGTTCAAACACAAAGTAACGCAATGCAGCCATAGTAGCTTTTTCCAAAGTAAGGAATAATCTACGCACGTTAATTCTGTCAAATGCAGACTGTTTCTTCTGAAGTGTTTTCTGACCCCAGACAACATAACCATCGCCAGGGAAATAAACAATTGGATTAAGACCATTGCGATATAGAAGATCACGCTGCTTCTGATTTGGATTTATGGCCAAATCAACGATGTTTCGAATCACACCATTGTTTAGACCTGCCGGAGCAATCCAAGGGAAACGAGTACGATCAATATTTGTCATAATGTTATCCACGTTGCCGGACATTGGTAGCCATACATAAATATCTGCATTAGCATCATAAACCTTAGCCCAGTTTGCATAAGCACAAGCATAACTTGAATTTGAAGAACCAAGTAGATTCTTTAAAGGATTTAAAATATGCTGTGTAAAGTTCTTAGAAACATCACCAAGGGTTAAACTATTTGAACCTTGAACAAATACTTGACGTAATGGGTCAGCAATTAATATACAATCTTTTCGAGTACTTTCAGCAAATTGCTGAAGAACATTAAGCATTGTCTTATAATCGTTAGCAAGTGTTGAACTTGAACCAGTTTCAGCATTCTGTAATTCAGTAATTCTTGTACTATTGACAGATAACGAATCATCATAACTGTCATAATATAAAGAAGCCGAAAGAGCACACGCATCTGTATTTCTGGTCGCAGCCCAAATAGTTGATAATCCAGCATCACAAACCACATCAATTGGTGTTTGTTCTGTGTTTTCAGCAAGAATTAAGGCACGTTCAACTTTACTTATAAGACTATTTTCACTAGCACCTGTAGCGACCCCAGTTGTTCCAGTGAAACAACCAATTCGTTTTGAAGTGGTAATATCACTTGTCGCATATGTACCAGTGGCAACCGTAATGTCCCCATAAGTAAACTGGCCATAACCAGATAATAGAGGAAGTAAGGAAACATTAAATGACGATAATATATACGAACCAGCAGCACCAGAAAGTTCTCCAGTTAGAAGAACTGAATATGATGTGTCCGATTCAACATATGCCGTATAAGCATGGGAAACCGTGGAACTAAGTCCAAGGTCTACCGTATAACCGTCGCCCATATCCCATGCCCAAGCTGTTACCGGAAGACCCATCGTGGATCCAGAAAAGCTAATGGTTAAGGGTGAAGAGCCTGCGGAAAGATCCATATAAGTTGCTGTTTCTCCACCAGCATCCTCGTCGTCCTGTGGTGTAATATAAACTGTCTGTAAATTATATGGATTCATACTGGAAAGATCATAAGATCCGGTTTCTGGCATACCAGCGGACGAAACCGTTGAGCTTTCCGTGAAAGCACGACTATATATTCTTGCGACCTTATTTTTATCCTGCCAAGAACCACTTATCTTTGAAATGGCTGGATTAATAAGAAGCTTAACATATTGAGAGCTATTGTTTATCTTGTTTTCAAGATAAGCTGTTTGAGCTGAACCCCCATAACTAACTTCTGTTTTACTATAATCCAAAGAACCAGTATAAGTTTCTTGAAGAATAAAGCTTAATTTTTGATCAGCATTATAAACACTCTTACGGAATTTAAATAACGTGAATAAAAGTGAATCGTCATATGAAGAATCACCAAAATCATAATTAGGAATATGTTCAATAGTTTCTGAGATACTTCCCTGATTAAACTGCGTTCCAGTTAAATTAAAAGATAGAGTTGCATTCGTTAAATTAACCCAGCTTGTGTCAGCAGTTGTCGGGCCAATTGAATTAGCTGTCTGAACATAATCAAAAACAGTACTATCCATTCTTGAGTTATCAGCAAAAGCAACATAATATCCTTCATAATACTGATTTATTGAGGTTTTTGCACTATTTAAAACAATCATACCTGCTTTGTAAGCGTCATCCATTGTGGAAATACCAGTAGCAGCATCAGCAATAGTAACTAAACCAGCAGTCCATGTTGAAGGCGTATCGCCAACATTACCAGCTAACCATTCAGTATATTGTGCTTGAGTTAAATCGACATGAACAGGTTGACCAAAATAATATGAAGAGCATCCATTTAGCAAGGTCTGTGAAGTAGCAGAAGCCGAAGGAACACCAAATACCGGATAAAGCAAGGCACTATAATCAGAGCCTAGACCAAGTCCTTCTCCATAAGGAATACGGCAAGTTAATAGGTTTCCATTAGCATTTAATACGTCTTTACAGGTATTATAAAAGTAACGTTCAGCTGTATTTGTTGGAGTGCTAAATATTCTTTCCTGTTCAGATATATTAGAAACATTAATTAATTCATATGCTGGGCCTTCATTTGCAAAACCAATTACTAGTGAATTTGTACCAGCAGGTAAAGTACTTACCTGTGAAAGATCCCGTTCATTAATTTCCACTCCTGGGGATTCAATTGTACGTGTTGCCATATTATATCTCCTTTAAATACATTTCTTGTTCAGAAACTTACTTTTTATCTTTTTAAATATTTATCTAAAAAAAATGTAATTAGTTAGTTTTTTCGATTTTTAATTGTTAAATGGGTAAATATTTAAAAACCATGTAACATTTATATGAATAACTTATTAAATAAATTTTATGCTTTATTAGAAGCAAATATTACAACTAAAAAACTAAACAACCCGTTAAAAGATTTTACGTCCAAAAAACAGCATTGGCAGAAAATGACCCGAGGGTTAGGAAAACGGAAAAATCTTGCTCAAATGGGTAAAAATAATAGATTATTTTTAAAAACATCTTCTGTTCCAATGCCTAATCCAGTAAGAATGGCCAAATCAGTTGAGAAGGGTGTATGGAGAGTGTCTTTATTGGACGCTGTTAATATTGCTAAAAAATATAAAATGTATCTACCTAATGACGATAAACCATCTAAACATTTAAGTACTACAGGTATTATATTGTTTAGAAATGCAAAAGGACAATACTTTTTGCTGAAAAATCCATCATTTAGGAAAAAACCTAGACGAAAAGCTTTTTACCATAAGTCACCACCACTCTTTGGGCCTGGATTTAATCAATAATTTTAAACTGAGAGGAAAACATGGCCTTTAATAGTTCCTTTTATTTGGGAAATAAGAATCTTCCTACCCCAAACACAACCTTTCAATATACTGAAAAAGAGATTAAAGAACTAACTAAATGTTCTAAAAGCGCTGAATACTTTGCTAATCACTTTTTCTATATTATAGCTGAAGATGGTAAAGAAATTATTCATCTTTATAAAGCTCAAAAAAGAGTTTTAAGGGCACTTCAAGATAAGCTTAGATTAGTTTTACTTAGCAGTCGTCAAAGTGGAAAGACAACCCTTTTAACCATATATGCCCTATGGAGTGTTTGTTTTCAAGCAGATCAAAACATTTTAATTGTTGCTAACAAAGAAGCAACAGCGATCTCAATCTTACGACGAATAAGAATGGCTTATGAACTACTTCCAAATTGGCTCAAACCAGCAGTCAAAGAATATGGAAAAACAGAAGTTATTTTTGGTAATGATAGTCGTATTAGTGTAAGTACAACTACGTCAACCGCTGCTCGTGGTGAAACTGTAACCTGTTTGTTAATCGAAGAATGCGCCGCTATACCAGAAAATTTAATTTCGGATTTCTGGCGATCAACCATCCCAACAATTTCAGCATCTAAAAAAGCTAAAATCTTTTTAGTATCAACACCACAAGGAACTAATAATAAATTTTATGAAATTTATAATTTAGCTACAACTGATAAAGATTCTGAATGGCATGCTGAAAGAATTGACTGGTGGGAAGTTCCTGGAAGAGATGAAAAATGGGAAAAGTCAATGATAAAATCTCTGGGAACGCAAGAGGATTTTGACCAAGAATTTGGAAATGTCTTTGAATCTCGTGAAGACTCAACTATTGATGCAGCTGTTCTGCAAAAATTAAGAGAAATGTGTAAACCACCAAAACACCTTTTAAAAGATGATTGTTATAAAATTTGGGTAGACCCAGATGAAAGTCATATTTATAGTATAGGTGTTGATGTTTCTGAAGGTATAGGAAAGTCAAATTCAGTTATTTCTATTATTGATATAACAGATCCAACTAATATTGTGTTAGTTGCTCAGTACGCAAATAATAAAATCGAACCGTATCATTTTGCAAAGGACATTTTTGAGATCGCTGGTCAGTGGGGAAGCCCTCCGTTACTAATTGAAAAGAATTCATGTGGTGGTCAGGTAGTTGACTCTCTTGTACAAACACATCATTATACTAATATTGTTACTTACGGTTCTAATTCCGAAAAGGACCGATTAGGGGTTTACTCTCACACCAATACCAAATTTACCGCAGTAATGAATATGAGATATTGGGTTAATACTTTAAGAACAGTATCCATTTATAATGCTAATTTAATAAAAGAGCTAGAATCGTTTATTAGATTTCCTAATGGAACATGGAAAAAACGATCTGAAAGTTTATTTGATGATAGAGTTATGTCATTTATTTGGGCCTTATTAATCCTAGATACTGATATATGTAGAGCTTATTATGAGGTAAGTGAGGTAGATGACAGAGGTAAACCAAAGAAAATTGATCGAATCTCATTTGATATTCCTGAATTTTTAAAATTACCAGTAAGTGCCCCATATGCAGATAATGCAATGCCTATATTTCTTAGTGATACCCCTGGATCTCAAAAAGAAACAGATATTAGAGAACTTGCAGACTCTGGATGGAGTTTTTTAAGATGAATAATAAACATTAAAATGTTTAAAATTTTTAACAATTCATAAAAATTTGATAAATATTTAAAAAGGACTTTAAGGAGAATATAATATGCCACATGTAGCAACATCTGATTTAACACTTAGTTTTGGTCAAACTTCAGGATCAAACTTGTATCCCAATCCATTATCACTAGATATATCAGCAACAAATAATATAACTGATGTATCTCTTTCATCTATTGCTATCGGTTTAGACGGCGTTCTTATTGGAACAGAAACAACAGGTGATGGTTTAATTCTTAGCGGAACAGACTATTTTTGGAATTCATATGATATAACCGATACCACTTCATATGTTTTTGATGTTTCTTGTAGGGTACAAAACGATGAAAGTACTGTCTATGTTGGGGCAGCTAGTTCTATGTCTTTTGCCCTAGTAAGTCCATCTGTAGATTTTTCAATTACCCCCAACTCTTTAAGTGGTTTAGGTGCATGTTCGAGAACTTATGTAATATCTGCACTATCGGGGAGTTTTGATTTATCTTTATCAGCAACTGATTGGTCTATTTCTGATGTTGAAACTTTAAATGTGAGTACACTACCAGTAGTATATGACGGAACAGTAACAACTGATGTAATTAAAGTAAGCGGATATGACATTTATGGGAACTATACAGCAGCTACCAAAAATCATGTTACTCAGGCCGTTAGTGCTTATGTAACTCCTGTATCTTCATTCTTTAATTTAATAGATGATACTCCTGCAATTTCAGTAAACATTGCAGTGGAAAACACAACTGATATGACTATATCAAGTTATGATTACTCATTTGATGGAACTTTTGATGCACTATCTGCATATGTAATGAGTCCAGGTGATGTTCATAATATATCTTCTGATGCTACTGCTGCTGGTACATATAACGTTAGTGTCACAGCTTGGCGCAGTGGTTATAATGAATACTCCACAGCTTCAGGACAGGCTATAACATATACGCCAGTTGCCCCAACAGCCTCATTAAGCTGTAATGTTCTATCAGGTGATGAACCATTTGATGCTACATTTATTGTTGCTGCAACAGCTGGAACATGGACTGTGATGGATTCAGCCACAGATTGGGACTTTGGCGATGGAGTCTTAAGTGCAGATGCGGGATTATCAGTATCACACACATATACTCCAGACACCACGGCAGACTCATGGACAATTAGTGTATCAGTCTTTGATCAGTTTGATAACGTTTCTAATGTGCCTACTTGGACTATTGGGGACACGTGGAACGAAGCAGATCGTGAAGCCGAAGGAATTCGTAAATTCCTTTTGGGATATGGTAAAGGCGATAAAGGCGTTCCTCTAAGTGAACTATAATTCTTTAAAAGAATATTAAAAAGGTTAAGGCCACTGAAAAGTGGCCTTTTTCTTTTTCTGTTTAGATTAAATATTTAAAAAGGATATTATTATGGTCCTATCAAGAAGTGCTGAACTAGTTCAACAATCATTATTTAATAAAGCTTTAAAAGACAAGTTTTTACTTGTTTTAAATCTCCCAAAATGCCTTAAAGATTTACAAATAAATCGTTTAAGAGAAAGTGGGCTTATTAACCTAGATCAATTACAGTTTTCTATATTTAGTGCTCCTTCTCCAACTATTACAATTAACCAGGTTCCATTAAACCAACAAGGTCAGGTCTATAATGTTACCTCCCAGAAGAGAGAAGCTTATACACCAATGAATGTCAACTTTACGATAGATAATATGTATGGAAATTATTATGTTATATGGAAGTGGTTAGAGTATATTAATGATCCAAAGAACAGTGGAATGAATCCTTATTTTAAAGTACCTAGAACGGACACAAAAGTTGATACATACTTGGATTACCAAACAAATATAACAGTTTTTACCTTAGATGAATATCATAAGAAAGTTGCTAAATGGGATTATACTAATTGCTTTCCAACTATGTTAACAGACATAAGCTATAATTATCGGATGCCTGATGAGGCTGAATGTTCATTTCAATTTATCTATTCACAATTATTTTTTGAACTATTAGACGATCCAAATACAACCTGTCCAATTTGTGAGGTTTAAAAAAAAAGAGCTACAATTTCTTGTAGCTCTTTAAAATCTTTTTGTTTTATATTACATTAAATTACCAGTTTTCAAAGCAGCCTTGTTTGACTTCCCTTGTAGTTTCTTGTAGGAAGCTCCAAGTTTCTTGGGAGGCGTTATATGCTGTTTATTAATCTTAGCAGTACCACCAGTTTTTGATAAAGCAGCCTTATTGGACTTCCCTTGTAACTTTTTCCATTTACTTCCAGCAAGCTTAGGCGTGGGGTTGCTAACGGCTTCACCAACAGGTCCTTGATCTTCGGGGTTAACTTCAAGGTCTTCAACGTCACTCTCAAGCCCTTCTTCACCTTCTTCACCTTCTTCACCCTCTTCGTCACCACGTATATCAGCAACGATTTCAGCTAGACGATCAGCTATTTCCTGAAGAGCATCAGCAACATCAACTTCTTCATCGTCCTCTTCCCCGTCCATATCTCCAGTGTCTTCTACAGGCGGAATGTCAACATCGTCTTTGTCCATACTCTGAAGAGCGGCGTCTGGATCGGTTTCAATACCTTCTTCTTCATTTATAATAGAAGCCTTTGCCGAATTAAATAACTGATCAAATTTAGATTCATTAGCCATACCGTTTTTCTCCTTTATACCCTTCGATTCTTTTTGTAATTTTTCTTTTCCAGTACTGATTGTTGCATCAACTTCATCTGGTTTATTTAGTTTAACATTTTTCATTGCATCTTGAGAAGTTTCCGGTTTTCCAGTTTTTTCTAGCTCAGAAGGTTTTTCATTCTTTTCCGTAAAAATTTGTTTCTCATAAATTTCTGAAATATCAAATGCTTCATCTATAATTTTGTTTTCCATAGTTTTGTTCCTTTTTAAATATTTACCTTTAAATGCACATTTCTGTTAGATATATTTCTGTTCCTAAAGGTTTGACGGATTCATCTAGTTTATCGTCTTTAGCTTCGTCTGCATCATCCTTTTCGTCCTGAGAATCTTCTTTTTCTTTCTTTTCATCTTTCTCATCCGATTCTTTCTTTGCTTCAGAAGGCTTATCCGGTTCTTTTTCTTTAGGCCCTTTATCTCTAGAAGTATCAGGTTTAGTACCCTTTCCTTTTCGCGGTTTTAAATCTTCAATTGTTTGAGTTAAGTTTTGAATTTCCATATTAACTGCGTCTAGTTGACTAATGGCTGAATCCCGGTTCGGTACATCGCCTGACTTTGTAGCATCAAAAATTGTTTTTTCTAGCTGCTTTTTTTCTTTTTCACTTATGGTAAGTATTTCCATGGCAGTTTGAAGAGCAAATTTTTGTTTAATTTGGTCTTTCTTTTGATCTATGCTAGATAGAGTTTTATCAATTTCCTGCATATCTAAATCTGGTAAAGTATTTGAAATATCTTCTGGATTTATACCATCGCTCCCTGCCAAGGGGTTTTCCAGAGTTTCGGGTATGTCACGAGCCAATGCATCCGAGTCTAATCCTGCTGGGCGACCAAGAATTTCCTCGTCCGGATCGTACTGATCTTCATTATCATCCCTATCCGAAGAATCTTCCATTAACTGACGACACATTTTATCAAATTTCATAATATTCTCCATATAACATCTTTTTAAATATTTACCTTTTTTTATTGAGATATCTCAAATTTTATCACATAATATAAAATATTTAATATCCGATATTCTAATAAATACAGGATTATCAATTAATACCTGGGGTATATCTTCTTCCGTCTTAGTTGAAATAGCTATCATTTTCATCCAACCTTCCCCGTAAGCATAATATGTATTTAATACTTTAAAACTACTCCAGTCATTAACTTCCTTATCTTGCCATATTATATTAATATCAATATCTTTTAATTCATTGATTATATTATAATTAAACCGTTGACTTGGGTTAAATGGCTTTTTGTAACCTTGATTGTAATTATTGGGTCGATAACCATCATTTTGATAATTGTTATTATTCATAAAAAATCCTTTTTAATCTTCCATTAAGTTTTGAAATCTAATACCATAATCTATAGCTCTTGGAGATGTATTTTTATATCCCTTTGGACCCCCATTCCATATCATACCTATTTGTTTAAAACTAAAATTTTTGTTTTTTGTATAATGTTGTAAGTACTTTTTACACATGTCAGTTGCTTTGGCCAAGTCATGAGCATCTTCATGTGTATAATTAGTGTGATATACTCGATTTACATCAGCAACAATTCCATTATGCATTTGTAATGGACCATATGCAGTATATATACCAGTTTTTGCGTTTCTATCACCAAAGTATTTTCCATTAATCTTCCTTGCTGTAGAGGACTCTAAAGCTTCTATAGCCCAAACAACTTTATTCCAATCAATATTTTCTATTATTTTAGATTGAACAGTGTTTGGGGGTGTTCTGTGAGTAGGTGCCCCGTATGAAGAAAGACCTGATAAACCAATTAATCCAGCAGCAGCGACATTTTGAACAGTAGATTTAATATCCTCTTTAATTAGGACACATTCAATGGATTTGTAAAAAACTTTATTAAATTTATTCATTTGTTAAATATTTTTGTTATACTATTATAAAGTTTACGTATTTTTGATATTCTCTTTCTAGGTCTATGAACATAAACTATTCGAGAATATTCACTCATTTTAAATATTTATCATTTTGATACGCTAAATACTTAAAAGGAGAATAATTATGAGTTTAATACATGTTGATGAAACAGTTGAAAATCGCCCAATACCTTGTAGTTTTTGTGGAGCAACAGCAATGGGCAGAGAATGTGAAAATTATGATAGGTTTACAGGGGATATTGTAACGGAATGTACTTGGTCATGTGGACGTTGTGGACGAGTCTTTAAACGGGGTGTGGTTTCCATTAAAAAGAGTTCAGAAAAACCTAATGAATAAATTCTCTAAATTGTTTGAAACAAAACTAGGTGGTTGGGCAAATAAAACTGCTGGTACTCAAGTTACAGGAACTAAAACTGCTACTAACCAAACAGGCTCAAAACCACCTCGCAATCAAGTGAAAATTGCTCCAACCCCTGACCTTAATGCTTTAATTAATTCTGTTGAGGATGATATAACAAAAGCACCTAAAATTCTTCCATTTCCTTTAGATACCATTACAGATGAGTTGATATATGCTTATGGAAGATTACAAGGAGTTGAAAGTTTACTAACTCAATGTCTTGAAAATAATGAAATGTTTATTGCTCAAAGAAAAGAACTAATACAAAGCTTAAAACAAAAAGCCACTAAAGCCCGATTACTGGTTGATGAAATTTATCAGAAATTAGGTAAACTTACCCTTTAAATTTGTTAAAATTGTTGTTAACTTTTTGTTATTTTTTGTTATAATACTATTATGAAAATATTAAATTTTGCCGTTGTTATCCTTGCATCGCTATTTATAACATCATGTATTTCTTCTATTTTGGGACTTGCATTTTATCTACTACATTGGAATTTTTGGGCTGGATTTACGTTAGCCTTTGCCGTACAAACAGTTGGATATGGTGTATGGTCTAAAATAATTGATAAGAAAAATCTTATTGAATTTCAAAAAATTGAACTTCTTCGAAATTATAATCAATCTATTAAATTAACATGTTCTTTTTGTAGGAAAGAATCAGTTGTTCCTATTTCATTAAATAAAGAAAATCGTTTTCAATGTCCACACTGTAATGAAAATAATTTAGTAGTTATTCAATATACTGTGGCTCAAGTGTCTATACCAAAAGTAGCAAAAATTGATATTGCAATTCCACCAGATATGAAAAATCTTCCAGAAAATATTGATGAAGAAGTTAAGAATTTTTTAGTAGATAACTCAAAAACATTAAAAGAAACTCGAGAAGACAAAACAAAATAAAGGAAATTATGGACATTATTAAAATTAAAACTAGTAAAATTTTTGACAAAAAAACTTCAAAACCTATTCTCGAAATTGGGCTTAGAGTTGAAATTGAAAAGCTTTTAAGTCTTAAACAGAGTAATGGTGTTAAGGCTGTTAATGAGATTTTAAGTGGATTAATGAAGCAAATCAAAGCTGAATGTAATTGTGCTTAAGATCCAGGTCTACCATAACCACCGTATACAGAATCATTACGGCATTTTCCGTCGCCAGGATCTGAATATTTAAATAGCTTATCAGATTCGACTTCAATACTGTTATCATAAATCTTTTCAGGGCTAGCTGGTAACGTACCACCAGATAGCTTTCCAAAGAATGACGGATCGGATGGTTGCATATTTCCTTCTTCTGGATCCAAACCAGATTCGTAACTGAAGTCGAATCTTTTACATTTAATAATCCAGACATAATGGCCAAGCAAGGAATTAGCATAAGCAATATTTTCATCTCGACGTTCAGTGACTTCATACAATGGACCACCACGGGTCCAAGCTTCCCAGGCAGGGTGACTTCCTGAAATATAAGAATCACTTTCTGTTTTGATTCCTGAGGGTGGATAAGTCCATTCAGCCCCACTCTTTGCTCCAGGTCTATCCCATCCATACTCAGTTAGTCTAATAATATCACCCGCTTGCGGTTCTCTCCAAGATCCAGAGAAGTAAGGACTTACACTTGCATCCATAGCTTGAAAAGTTTCTCTAAAGCCTGAAATATGAATAATGCATGTTAAATCAGCATCACTTTGAATACCAAATTTTGAAAGTAATATAGAGTCGTTGTTAAGGTCACATAGAACAATCATTTCGGCTGAAGGTGTAAAAACGTGCGTAGGGTCCTCACCATATATTAAGTCCATACCAGAAAGAGACATAGTGTTTATATAATATGCACAAGCTGTTCCATATTGACCAATGTATTCGTACCACCAGTCAGAAACTAAATGACGCTCATTTGCGTTATTATCTTTACGGAGATATCTAAGAGATTCTACAGTCATAATTATTCAGTTAATAAATTGTTTATTGCTATATCAAAATAACACTTCTGTTCTTTAAGAGTTTCTGTTATTTTTAAAACTTCTGAATTAATAAATTTTTGAATTTCTTCATTTTCTTCTTGCATCTTTTTAAGTTTTTCACTTATGTTTGACTTGGTAAATAATTGGTGAAAGCTTGCAAATATTTTAACTTGATTACCTTTATCTTTTATATTTGTTTTAATAACTTGGTTAAAGTCGGAAACATATTTACTATATAAAGTTTGCATCTCAACTGAGGGTGGCGTTTTTGTCGTATAATACTTTTTGATAAACTCAACATCTATTTGGTTTAAATTATAAGCAAATTGTTTATAAAGCAAATATAAATTCTTAACTATATTTTTTCGGTCCGCTAAAGGCAGAGTTTTAATTGATTCTAAAACTTGGTTAATTAAATCAACTCGAGCTATTGCAATTGAGCTATAATAATCTCGAATACTTCTTATTTTGTTAAAATGAGTTCTTTGAATTTTCTTTGATTCTATTTCTTCAGGAGTAAGACCAATATATTCAGATACCTCTTCAGTTTTCTTTTCTGCTTTATTGCTAATGCGTTTTAATAAAAAGGCAGCATCAGTATTTGTTAACTGGTTTAGTTCATTATTAATTGGAGCAAATATCTCATCATTATATGTTTTTTTACTTTTAATATAAGTAAGCATATCTTTAAAGTTATCATAATATTGTGTAAGAAAATTATTACGAATTAAAACAACTATCTTTTTTTCGTTATCAGTTAAGTTTAATGTGTTAATTCTAGGTAGGATACCCTTTTTTAAAACAGAATCCTCATTATCTTTTTCAAATGGAATAAGGACTTCAAATAATAGATCTTCAAATGTTTCTTTATCTTTAATATTAAGTTGATTATATTGGTCTTTATACTCATCCTTAATATCATTAATTGTTACTTGTTTATTAAATTCAAATAAAGAATTAATAAAGTTATCTATCCTTGAAACTTTCTTATTTAAAGCAAATGAAAATACATCATTTATTAAAGTTTCGTTAAATTTACTTTTGATAGAAATAATTTCTTTTCCAGCCTTATCGGTTTTAATATCAAAAATATAGTTAAAAACATCCTTTAACTGCTGGTCTTCACTGTTTAACCAATTGTTTTTAAAGTATAACATATTGCTGGTATTAGTAAAAAACTCACTTTCCATTTTTTCTATTTTGGAAACATTAACATTATTAAGTAAATATTTCTTCAACTCTTGAACTGAATTTTTATTTTCTGCACTTATGTTTTCTTGGATGTCTTTTCCTTCGTCTTGTAATATTTTATTTTGTAAGAATGTTAACTCTGAGTCGTTTAATGATTGTATCCATTGTAAAATGTTTTTTGACTTTACTTTGTCAAAAACAGAAAGATCTAAAGTTCTAATATAAGTCTTAACAATATCTTTAAACGTATCTCCCATTTTTTCATACTGGTTTAAAATCTCCATTGTTTTTCTAGAAGAAATTGATGCTGGTTTTTGATAAGAATAGTTTTTAAAAAATTCCTTTTCTTTTTTTGTTAACGTTGTATTAATCGCTTTAATTCGTTCTTGATGAGTTTGATATGTTAATAAATCATCATTTGACAGGTCAATGTTCCTAGTTTTAAAAGTACCATCAATAGTTGGATTAAAAGCTTCCATTTGTTTAACTTTATAGTCTGGACATGGATAATCTGCTTTATGCTCTAAAACTGGTAGGGTTTTTGCAGGATTATTTGGATCTTGTTTTCTTACAGTTCCCCATAAAATAATTGAAAGATCCTTTCTCTGTTGCGGTGTTGGTTCCCAATAATTAATGTCGGTCTTATACACCACATTTTCCCTTGGAAAACTGATAAAATTCTCTTTGTCAGATTCAGAAATCTCGTATCCATAAGATTTAATGTTTTTAGCGTCACCGGCAGTGTCTTCAAATACAACAACAGTTTTTCGTTTAGCCCCAAACTTCCCAGGCCAACCCATTGTGGCAGGTTTGTATATGTGTATACATTTAATTTCTTTTTCAACAACAGGTGATTGACTTATATTAAAAACTTGAATTTGAGTAACATAAATAGGATATGTTTTGTCTAACTCTCCTCGACTCTGTAAGAATTCTTTTTCAAGTTCAGGTATTTCCCCAAGTTTTTGAAACTTTTCTGGTGAGCTATCAGCAACCCTAGGATAATATTTCTTTAACTCTAAAACCTTAGCTGTTATATTAAAAAACATGTCTTGATTGCTTTTTAATCTTAATATCCTACTAGATTTATCGCCTTTTGAAACAAATGTTGAATATAAATTGTTATCTTTATCTACTAACATAATATAATCTTTTCCATACTTAACAGGCAGCATAAAAGATTCTGATCCCGTTTTTCCAATATCTTTCGTGGTTCCACTAGTCAAATACTTTAATTGGAGTGGTCGAGAAGGCAAAGAGGTTATTGTGTTTCCGCTTATTCCATTAATAGCCGGAATTTCAATATTAGATTTTTTAGGATCTCCGTATATAATGTTGTCATTTGCTTCATATTTAAAATTAGAAGGAATGTTATTATTTTTATATTTCAAAAATACGTTATTAAAAATCTCTTGTTGCTCTAAAATATTTGAAAGTTTTTTAACATAATCAGTGTAAAACTTGTAAGCAACATAAGAAGATGCCATTAAATTCATGTTTACATAATCTAAATTTTTCTCCCAAAGTGTCAGATCACCCTTTTCTTCCATCTTTTTTCTAGGTCTAACATTTATTTTAAACTTGTCTCCATTAGATTTACATAGTTGAAAACTCTTATATAAATTGTTGTAATAGTCATTATATGCCATTTTGCCTAAATTTACATCATTAACCCAGGTTTTTAAATTTTTAAGCTTACCTAAAGTTTCATCTTCATTAATATCATTGGATTCCTTCATGTATCCTGTGGTTTTAGACGCATGGGGCATGTTCTTTACAAGTGGGATTACGGCCCCTGTTTTGTATTCGTGTCTAGAATCAAATGACTTTGCAATAACTCCAGTCCCAGCTTTAAAGGCTTGAATCTCTTCAGGAGATAAAGAATAATCAAAGTTCATTAATCCTAAGTCAACACGTTCGGGCATTTTGTCAAGAAATTTATATATTTTTTCAGCATGGTTAACTTCGTCTGAAGTTGGACCCTGTACACCAGGTTTAGGGTTAATATATAGATTATAATATAAATCAAAGGCTAATGAGGCTGTATCTACCGGACGTTCCTGCATAGCTCTTCGGGCTTGTTCTTTTTCTTTTCCAAGAGCTCGTAAAGTCTGTCCACTCTTTGAAGTAGCTAAAGTAACATTTTCTTGAGGATCAAAAATAGTTTTTTCTGATATTAAATTGTTTATAATATAACTAAATGTTCTCTTATTGTTATAAGATTCTTCTTTAGTGTTAATACCTGTGGGATTTCCTTCTGTATTATCTTTCGTATTGCCAGTTTTTAATGCCCCATACGCCTTATTAAGACCCTGGGTTAAAGAGTTGTTTATTGATTTAACCTCTGTATCATTTACTTGAGGATATCCGTAAAATCCACCATAATCTAACCCAGAAATAGCCTTCTTGCTTATAAATCCTAAAACTTTATCAGCATCAAAATCAGAACCTAATTCCTTAGAAGATTTTGAAAAGGTCTCATTAACAGTGTGAACAACACAAGCTAAATATTTTTTTAAATCAACGTCTAGTTTCTCTGTAATTCCAAGATTTTTAGAAGATCCAGCCTCCCCAGGTGGCCCAATAATTTTGTTTTTAAATAATAAGAATAAAATATAAGTAGCCCAGATTCTTATAAAGTTTAAACCGCTCTTGTGAATCTTAGCATCTTGTACTAAGTTTTCATTAATTAACCTTTCGGTCTCTTTAATAAAATCTGAAGCCCTAAAATAATCACTCCTTTCTAAAAATGTCTTGATCCCTTTAATAATGTCATTAATAGACTCTGGAGATACTAACCATTTATTAAAAAATTCAGGTACTTGAACACCTAATGAAACTACCCCATCCCCTTTGGAAACTAAAATAGAATTTAATAAACTATCAAGAGTTATCTCTTCCCCCATAGGCTTTACAAAACACTTAGCATCTGAATTAATTACTCTTTGTTTAAAGTCTGCAGCATCTTGATCATTATTTAAAAAATACTGAACAGAATCTATGTCTTTTTCAAAAATATCCTTTTCTTTTGAAATTATAGGACTTTTAGACTTTTTGCCTATATGTGAAGGTGGAGCCTCAGGGACCTTAGTTAAATCTAAATCGGTGGACATAGATGGAATAGGCTCTTCCGTTGTTTGATTATTTTGCTTTTCAAGATTCTTGAAAACCTTTTCCATTTTTGAGGGTTTGGCTTTTCTACTAATTTCTCTGTTTATTAAATCTCTTTCTGATAGCTTTTTGCTACCCTCAAAAAGAAAATCATTGACTTTATTGCTAAAAAAACGATTTGTTTTGCTATTAGGGGTTAAACCCTCTTTTGATTCCTTTTTTGATAAAGCTTCGGATATATTCTTTAAAAAAATATTATTTAACATGTTTATTAATTCCTTGTCGTTTATTAATGATTTATAAATATTTACCCTTAAACCCTAGTAGTTTAGTTATTAAAAAAAATAAAATGTAAAGTACTAGAGAGAATTTTATTTAAAAAAATTTTTTGAAACGCTATTGCACCCGAGGGGGTAGGGGGGTTTTTCCGGCTATACCATAAAAAAATGACCTTGTCAAGTACATAATAGTTTATTATATTATTGACAAGGCAGAAGAAAAAGCATAGTATTAAACTATAAACAATAAAAGAGAATACATATTATTTATTGTTTGTTATTTATTAATATGTTTTATTATTTGTTTGACAAGTGGGTAAAAAAAGCATAGTATTAAACTATAAACAATAAAAGAGAATACATATTATTTATTGTTTGTTATTTATTAATATGTTTTATTATTTGTTTGACAAGTGGGTAAAA